GATGAAGTTAAGTTCTTAGATGACCTAATAGGAGCTATGGACGATGCTATGTCTGAAATGAGAAAAGAATTAAATAATAAATAACGTGATGCAGCTTGGCGTTCGGTTTTTGGCTTACCGAATGTTTCAAGTTACCACTAAACTAAATAGCCAAAAACTGACGCTAAGGTGCTGTTATAGCCAGTAGCGGTTTAATAACGATAAATTTAAAACAAATGATAAACATAATTAAAAAGTTAGAACAAGCGGTTATTGAATCTGCTCCTTTATTAGAAAAAGTTGAGCTAAAAGAAAGACATACAAAGTATTTAGGTGATAGGGGTAAAACCAACTTGAATATGAATATATCTTTTGAACACGAAAAATTAAATTGGATTTATGTAACCCTTCAGTGGGGTATTTATCACCAATTTAATGTAGTATTTTCAAGAAGTATTAGTGGTGATTGGTACAGAAGTGTTCATTTAGCAAGTGGGTTTTATGACTTAGAAGAAAAGGAGCAGATTAAAAGAATGAATTTCTTTTTGCGTAAATATTCTGGACTTGTTGAATTAATGACTAACGATGAAAACATTGCTCGTAAACGTGAATTAATTGAAAAGCAAAGAGAAATTCAAGCGGAGTTAGCACGGATGTAGCTATTGGCTATAACGTTATCGAGCCTTGCACATCGAAGGTGTCGACGAGTTGTGCAAGGGTTGGGTTATAGGTAGGTTGTAACGAATGTTTAATTTAAACTTTAAAAGAAAAAATACTATGAAAATACCAAAATTTGTAACCGTAAAAACTAGAAAGGAACACGTTTGTATAGGTTGTAATAAGCCTATTGAAAAAGGGAGTGTTTGCCAGTTTATGACATTTAGAGCACCTAAAATGATTGAAGATGATATACAAGTTGGTATTGAATATGTAAAAATGTGGCTTCATGATGATAGTGTAGGATGTTGGCAAGATAAAGAAGCGGAAGGAAATAAAAACATTGATAATCATTTATACGAAGAGTATTATGAAAACCATTATAAGGACTTTAAGCCATAAAAATATAAATAACAATGCACCAACTTACCTATAACGGCAAAGTATAACCGTCAGGTGGGGGATTGAAAGCTCTGAACCCTTCATATTGACGTTAAACTAAATTAAGAGCAATGATCTTGCAAACTGGCACGCTGCCCAACTTGCGGTTATACATTGTTGGCAGCAGTTAATTTTCCGAAAATGGATGAATTTTTTAATAAACTAAAAAATATGCACGGTGTAACTCGTATAGATTTAAGGGGAAACCATATTGATCCTGCTAAACACATTTATGTAACTGTTTCAAAAATGCACTGTACTTCAAATGAAGTTGAGGAAGTTCAAAAAATGTTACATAGTCAAAATTGGTTTGAATGGACTTTTGATCTTGTCCCTTAATTGCTGCCAACGTTTTGCGGCTAATAGACAGGCTGGAAACTTATATAATTCCGCCTGTTTATTAGGTGCTGTTACCTGCTGGCGGTTCAGAATGCTGCTATAAGACTTTAATATAAAAAAACAATAATTATGAAAGTAGATTTAGATGATGAAAAAGCAGCTATTGGCTTAGAGAAAAATAGTAAAGATTGTAAACATGGATGGCATGATGGTAGCTGTTGTTGTAATTGTAGCAATTTAGTTTTAATTAATAGACATCCAAGCAATACGTTAATTGAGGCTAAAGGAAGTATGTTAACCACTTTTGGATTCGGATGTAAATCAATGACATTTGATGAATCAGGTGAAGATGAAAATAAAATTGATAGAATAATTTTTAGTTCAAATTTACATGGTATGTGTGAGTTGCATTGCAGAAACAAACTTATATAATCAAAAATATAAATAACACCGCTACCGCTTGCAGGTAACTACTTACTACACGCCACAAACTAATATCAATAAAAATGGAACTACTTGAATATAAAAAAGTTATAGGATTTACCAAAGTGCAACAAAACGCTTTTAAAACCTTAGAAAACTACGGTGTAAATGTTAACCACTTTATCCGCCTGGCAGTAAAAGAAAAAATAAAAAAAGACTGGAAAACTATTAAAGAAAAAAAAGAAAAAATAGTATGTCCATTTTAAATGATTAATTTTAAACCAAATAAATAAATAAATATGACAATTCAAGGACAAATCAAGGCTATCATGCCAGTAAAAGAAACAGCAACCTTTAAAAGTGTAGAGGTAATTATCACAACGGATTTTGATACAAAGTACCCACAGCATGTATCGGTGCAATTAAATCAAGGCAAAACATCGTTAATTGATGGTATTAAAGTAGGTGACTTAGTAACCGCAGAATTTAATTTGCGAGGTAGAGAATGGCAAAACCCAGCAACATTGGAAACTAAGTACTTTAACAGCATTGAAGTTTGGCAATTAAAAAAACAGTAAAATAAATTTTTTTATCTAAATAATTAATATTACATTTGTAAACGCTAAGTTTGAGTTGAGGGGCTTAAACATCTAATTAGCACAACTTTTAAACGAGCCATTCTACTTCCCTCAGTAGTTTGGCTTTTTTATTTAACATGATAATCAACAAACATTACATTCAAGGCATATTAGATGCTACCTTTGAAGTGTACGAAATTGAAAACGGACGCATTGAGCGGGACAAAGATTTGAGATTTACGCTGGTCGAGAAACAAAATTACATCGAGGTTAAATTCACTTGTAAAATTGAATTAAGTAGTAAATGGAAAGTGGATCACACGTACCATGAAAACAGTATTAACATTTACGAAGCCGATACTTTGAGCGGATTTATTGCCGACATTCAAAGCGAACTATCAGAAATTCATTCTAAAACAATTAATTATATTTAATATGGAAAATCTAGTAAAAATACAAAACGAATTAAAGGTCCCAAAAACAAACGTTAACGCTTTTGGTAAATACAAGTATAGAAGTGCTGAAGACATTTTAGAAGCTGTTAAACCTATTTTATTGAAGTATAATGCTATTTTAACGCTTAGTGATGAAATAGTAGCAATAGGTAACAAAGTATTCTTAAAAGCAACTGCAAAGCTAAACGAAACTATTTGTTTTGGCTATGCTGAACTTGCTGAACACAAAGGTATGAGTGCTGAACAGGCAACAGGAACTGCAAGCAGTTACTCTCGAAAATATGCACTTAATGGTTTATTCTTAATTGATGAAACTGAATCCGATGCGGATAGCCAAAAGCCAAATGATAAGCCCGAATTAACAGGAGATAAATTCAAAGCAATGGTTGATGCAATTAACGAAGGTAAAAAATTAACGGTTGAGGTTGCAATGAAAAACTACACAATTAAACAGGAATATTTAAACGCTTTAAACATAGCATTAAAAACCAAATAAAATGAACTATCTAATAAAAGCAATCGAGGAATTAAATTTGAACGGAATTTATTACACTCCAAAAGAAATAATAAACGAAATAAATAAAGTAATTATCGGAAACCCACCATTTAAAACTAAATAACATGAACCAATCAATTTATAAAATCCAAAACGAATACCAATTATTAATTAATCAAATAATTGAAGCAGAAGGCGAAATGACTTACGAAGTGCAACAAGCCTTAGAAATTAACGAGCAACAGTTACAAAGTAAAGCAGTCGATTATTGCTATGTAATTAAGCAGTTAGATTATGACTGTGAGCAAATTGATAATGAGATTGCTAGACTAAACAAATTAAAGAAAGTACGTACTAACTTAGCAGAAAGATTAAAAAATACAGTATCTTCGGCAATGCAATTATACGAAGTTGAGAAAATAGAAACTCCACTAATTAAACTATCATTCCGCAATAGTGAAAGCGTTGAGATTACGAATGAGAGCCAGTTAGATGCTTGCTTTATAGTTACAAAGACTGTTACTTCACCTGATAAGAAAGCAATTAAAGATGCTATTAAAAACGGTCAGTTAGTTTGTGGTGCTACAATTAGTTATAATAAGAACTTACAAATTAAGTAGTGAAACCTTTACAATGAAAGTAATAAAATATGGAACAAAAGTAAAGACAGTAATAGGGGGCATCAAAGCCCTTGTTACTGGTTGCTGCATAAGAAATGAGAATATAAGCTATGAGATTAGCTATTTTCATAACGGTACAAATTTAACTGTTTGGGTGCAAGCAATAGAGATTGAAATTGATACAGTTGAAAGTAAACCTGCTGGACTTGTTAACTATGAAAATAATACTAATATTAATTTATTAATTGAATAACCTAATGACAAACAAAGACAAACACCCTACTGAAATAATCCAAGAGTTAGATTTTGAGATACATAATTTAGACAATCTAATAATGCAACAAGCAAACATTTTAGAGATAAATAAATCTAAGTTGGAAAATTTGAAACATCAAAAAAAACAATTACTAAATTACCTTAACCATGAATAACGAAGAAAAACAAATAATCAAAGAATTGGCATACAAAATAGTACTACCAACTATTATATTAGCAATGGCTTGCTTAGCACTATTAATGACTTGCAAAAAGAAAAAACCACCGATACCGATACCACCTAGCGTATTAGACAAACGTATTGATAGTATTAAAACAACTATCAATAAGGATAGTTTGATCATAGATAGTTTAATGAAGTTGCGCCCAAAGGTTGTTATAAAGTATAAAACGAAATACGATACAATTTATAGACAAGCACCTGACACTTGCAAAAGTTATTTAGCTGAACTAAACGCTGAATGCTTAAAAATGGACTCTTTCAATTTAGGCATTATAACAAGGCAAGAAACGCAGTTAATAAGTTATAGCGAACTTGTTGGAACTATGTCTGAGCAATCAAATATGTACGTTTTAAGGCATACTAAAGATAGCTTGTTAATTACTAAGTTAGATAAAAAACTGAAACGAACTCGCAAGGTAGGGATTGCAGCTTTCGGTATTGGTTTTATAGGGGGTTTATTGATTAGATAAAAAAAGGTAGGACATGAAACCTACCTAATTTATACAAACGTTACAAATATAATAATAATATGAATACAAAAGAAAAAGCAATAGAGTTAATTGATAAATATATAAATGCAGACTTTAATTGCAAGGATTGTGATATGCCATTTTGTGATGCTAAATGTACTATATTAACTAAATATGAAGCTAAATATTGTGCTTTAATAGCAGTTGATGAAATATTAAAAGTAGCCTTTTATTCACCGCCTGACTGTTATAATTTTTATTTAAATGTTAAAGTTGAACTTGATAAATTATGAAAACACCAATGCAAAAACATTTAGAATGGCTAAAAAGTAGAATAGTGGTAACGCCACAAATGGAACAAGAATTACTTGAACAAGAAAAGGAACAAATTTTATGTGCTTTTTCCGAAGGTCTAAATTTTCCTAAAGATAAAGCTATTTTATATACTTTTAATAAAAGTTTAATAGCAGAAAATTATTATAATGAACTAATCTTTAGCCTTTAATCCTGAATAAGTAGTCATACCAAAAAGAGCAGAAACAAAGCCATAGTCAATAATAAAGACTTCGCCTAACATCGTTAAATCACCCATGCTAAGCCATTTAACATGAGCCGCAACAATACACGCAATAATTGTAAAGGCTGTTAATTTACGACTGCTAAATCCTTTATTACCCATTTTAAAACTATCTAATATATCCTTCATTTAAAATTCTTTTAATAGTGTATAGGTAAATTCTTTTAATCCACTTTCTTTGCAACGTCTAATTAAAAAAGCAAAGTCAATTGGATTGTTTAATACTTGACAGCCCGCACTCCATTTGTCAATTATTGATGATATAGCGTTTGGATTGGCACGATGTATATTGATGCCAAATAAACCCGATTCAGTAACCGCTGTTTCTTCTGCGAAGTTATTTTTGTTAGCATCTCGATAAACAACAACTGGCTTTCTTTGGCATAATGCTAAATATTTTCCTTGATGTAAATCTAATTTATAAGTGTCAATATATTGATTTGGTTTTAATAATGCTGCACCTTTTGGATTCAATAAATTTTTAAGCCAATGAGTGCCAGGATTGGTTGTTCCTGTGAATTTAACTATATTATTATTTTCAATTAATATAATTAAGTCATCGAATTTGTCAGGGCTATTAGCATCGGAACGAATACCAACAATGTGAAACGGCTGCCATTTATAATTTAATTTAGCAAACTCTTTTTTTAAGTCATCAATTTTATAATTTTTCATAATTAAAATTTAGATTCAATTTCAGTTTTACTCGGTAATATAGCCTCCATTTGTTTATAGACTATTTTATTTTCGTTGCTTTTTTCTCCTAAACAATCTGATTTTAACTCCTCTATTTGATATTGTAAATGTTCAACTTCATATCTTTTCTCAGTATAAAGTTCACGAATATCAGATTTGATTAAAAAGTAGTTAGCCATTAAGCCGGCTGTAAATGTTAACAATTTTACTTTATTTTCGAGTGTGCTTAATTCTTTCATAGCTAGTTAATCGGTGGGGTTGGTTTTGGTTCGTAAATAATTAATGGCAAATCTTTTACCCAAATAAATTCTTCATTTACACAATTAGCCATCTCCTCAACTGATATAACCCAATTGTCGTTTAAATCTTGGATAGGGTTAAAGTAACAGTCAGGTGCATACCATTGAATTAATAAACTATCCTTTTGTTCTACTGTTAATAAGCCAACGTATAAGTCCCATTGCGCTTGTTTTATGTCTTTTAATTGTATCATACTTGTCTACCTAAAGTTGTTTGAAATGTTTGTACTGCATTGTAAAAAGCTAAAGATTCGGCATCGGTTAAGCCGTCACCAATTGATGCAAATGCACATTGTTTTGCAGAGTAATTAATTGGTGAATTATTTGAATTTTGACAACCTAAATAAAAATTAACATTTGGTAATTGATTACCAAGATTACCGCTTAATAATGCTTGAGTTCCATTTTTAAAAATTTTCTGACTTGTAGCTGTAGTTCTATTAGCAACGTAAAAACCTAATGAGTTTGGGGATGCTACTTGAGTAGGTCCGCCAGTTTCGCCCCATCGCATATAAAGATTTCCCGAATACCTTAAGCCCAAATCTGTATAAATAATAGCTGTCATTGCACCTATTTCTCTTTCACTTGACCCATTAGAATCAGTCCTTGAGTAATAACTCATGTGTCCACTTGTTCCTATTGAATATGCAACAGCTGGATTTAAAAAAGTATTTGCAAAACCATTAGTTCCGTTTAGCTGATACCCATTTGCACTAAAAGTACCGCCCCCACTAAATACTAATCTAAAAGCGGCATCTAAATCTCTCGCATCCTTTAAATTCCACTTGCAACTTGTTGCACTCGAACCTACCATTGGATAAGCAGCTTTAATTTTAGTCCAAACATTTATACTTTTTAAAGTAACAACTAAGGTATTAATCGCAGTCGCTTCTGTGCCACTTATTCCACTTGCAGTTATAAACGCTTGCGCATCGGCATCGTTAGCCGCACCGCCATTTCTACGCTTAATTCCAAACGGACTTATTGCTTTTCCGATTATCATTTTAGTATAATATTACTGAGCCACTTGTTAAAGTAATTGCGCTAATTTTTACACCATAAGGAGCTACATGTAATTCTCCAGCAAGTAAACTAACTGCACTTATTCCTAATGTAGTCAATAGGTTTGATGTTACACCAGTAGTTAAATCAGTTCCCGTTAAAGTAGCTATTACAGTCGCTTCACGTATGTAAATTTGTGAGAAATTAATTGCAGTAACCGCTCCCGTTCCCGTAACTGTTTTACTACCATTTAAACCGCCTATGCGATTAATCATTGTATCGTTTATTTCTTGTGCCATTTTATTTTGTTTTTAGTATATTAATTAATTCGTCAATTGTTTTATAGTTTATTCCGTTTACGCTAGTATTTGGGTAATCAAAATAGTAAGTACCATAATCTGCTAATGTTAAATGTAAAGACATTTCGTCTAATTTTTCAACATTAATTATTTCAGCATTTTCAATTTGTCGCCAAGTTATTGTATTATCTTTTTTAATTAAATTTTCCATTAGAATTTTTGAATTATTAGTGAACTCATAACTGTGCTATCCCCAACAGCTGCATTTTGAAAGGCTGCAATAATATATTGATTAATTGACCAGTCAATGTTTAAATTTGCCCTATCTGAGGTTTGTAGACCTAAATCATTACTTGCTGTAATTGAAACATTTAAAGTTTCACTAATAGTTGTTGACTTAATATACAAGTTACGCTCCATTCCAAAAAACCTAGATGCACTTGTTTGAGTTCCAACAAGCGTTGCACCTGTTAAACTATTTGTTGTGTTAACATAAAATAAATTACTAGAATTCCCCGTTGTTGTATTTCTAACCGCACGACTTGTTATTTTTACAGCGTCACCAGTTATGTAAGTGTTTGCGGGTATTAAAATTGATTTCATTAAAGTTATTGCAGTTGAACCTGTTAAAGCTGCACTATTAGCAATGTCTTTTGATACTATTTGAATTGAATTGCTAGGCGATACAGTTAAAGGTAAAGGAACTAAAGATCTAACAGGAGTTGAACCTCCAAATTGAAAATCATAAGTAGGGTCAGAACCACCTACTATTCTACTACCGTAAAACTTTAAAACAATTCTATCAGTCGCTAAAAATGTTCCATCATTCCATAATGCAGTTGCTGAAAATTCAGCGTAACCCGTATTAATTATTGGAATAGTATTTCCTGAAGTAGTGATTAAAGTTTCAGTTCCTGCCACAACTCTTTTATAAACTTCAAAATAAAATTCAGCATTTCCTGTTCCCGATGTCCTTCTAATATTTCCGATTGTAGAAATATTAATAACACCAGGATTACCAACTATTACGTTTGTTGAGGTAATTAAACTTGAAATAAATTGATTGGTAGTTGTTATCGAGCCTGTGCTTACATCTGATGCAACTGTGTTATAATCTGGGTCTGTTATGCTACTTACTAGTTTAACATAAGTAGGAATGTCACTTGCAGCCGTTGTAGCATATAAAATAAGATTAGAAGGCAAATCATTTAAAGATATAAATTTATTGCCATCGTCACCGTCATTTATTAAGTCAGATGTTTTAGTTATTGAACTACTGCCCAAAAAAGATAAAGCACTTAAGACAGTAACACCGTCACCTATCTTATAAGTTCCTGTTTGTTGCAAATAAACAACTTGACCTATCTTTAAAACAAGCGTTGCATTTGATGTAAACCATGTACTATCTTTATAAGCTATTTGAATATCTACGTTTGCCATTAAACTATTGGGTCTATTATTGTTGCTGTATTGCTATTTATTGTATCAATTATTTGTTGTAATACCTCAACGGTATAAGTTCCGCTTGTTGTAAACGTTTGTAAAGTATTACCGAATTGGTCTTTAATGTCAACTTGAAAACTACCAACTGATTGATTAATATAACCACCTACATAAATATAATTGTTATCTAATATGTTACCGCTATTAATTGGTAAGTTGCAAGCATCCTCACCCATAGCAGAACTAATTGATAAATCAAAATAGTGTCCTGTTACATCGTCATCGTTACGCTCTGTAAAATCAGTTAAAGAAATATTAGGGTCGAATCTAAAAGCACCTAAATAACCGCTATTACGAACTTGTCTTAAATAGTTTGGTACATCATAACATAGTCTTTCTACATCACTTAAAACTTGGTTAACGTTGCTTATATCCTTATTTACTAAGTCGCTAATCACAATTAAATACTTTCTACTCAAAACATTATCAGTAACGCTACTACCTTGCAATATCACATTCATAAACGGATAAATAATTTCTATATTTGTATCCGCTTCCGATTCGTTACCAAAGTAAAATGAGTTTATGCCTTTGTGTTTTAAAGCAAAGTTTTTAAATATTTCTATGTCTTGATTTAAAGTTATCATTTACTCTTCGTTTCTCCAATAATTAAAACGATTAAACGCTTCGTTGTTAAATTCGCCAGCCCCTCTCATTGCAATACCATTTGTATAATTGCGCATAGTTGGATTCATTCCTGTATTACTAACCTCTAAATATTTTGGAAAAGTATTTGTATTCATAATTAAATAATCGGTTACTAATTGAGCGTAACGCTCTGCATGAATTCGCCATTTATCCATTAAGAATTTAACGTCACTCATATCTGCCGAACTTGAATTATCACCGCTTTTTACTTGAATTCCTTTATTTTGATACGCAAATTTAAAGTCTGGTGACGCTTCCATTTTAACGTACCAACATAAAGCCTTTGCAATATATTCATTTATTAAAGCTTTCTCATTTGGATATAATGCCATTGTAGGGCTTGCAATTATTTTAGTCTTTAAATCGTTATATAAATTAGTACCTAATATTTTTTGAATATAAATATCCTGCACCATAATAATTGTGCTTTCTAATTTTTTCCAATCGACATTGCCATCGACACCTGCCAATTTTTTAAAGTAATCTTCTTGTATAAATAAAACGTCTGCCATGTTATTTTTTCTTTTTTCTTAATCTCGTTTCTGCCATCCATAAGTGACGACAGTCAGGGTCAGTTATTCCAGTATTTGGATTTGTATAATATCCACCACGATAGTCCCAAACATTAGTCCCTAAATCGTTACTCATGTTATCTAACTCTTCAAATGAATATTCATGTTTTTTAGCTAACATTTTTGAACAAAAAGTACGAGATTTTCCACCAGGTTGTAAAGGCGGTTTGTCCTCGTTAACTTCGTATTTATAAACTGTATAAATTTCGTCACTAACAATAGGCTCTGTTTGTTTTTCAATAGCTTTTTCAGTTGGTTTAAAACCTTCAACTGCATCTTCTAAATAACCGTTCTTTACTAAACGACCTATTGATTCTTCTACTTTATATAAATCAGTTCCTGTCACCTTTGCAATTTCATCAATAGTAATAGTTGGATTGCCTTGTAACGCATTTAAAACAGCATTGTCTAATTCTTGTACAGTTATGATTAAAGCATCCGCAAACTTCATTATTTGACGCTCATACTTTAATGCTTCATTTGGGTTTCTAACTCTTTCTCTTTTTAAAACAGTATAAGTTGTTGGGTCCTCAATACGTCCACAACTTTCTAAAGCCATTAAAACTTTATCGACTTGGTTTGACATTTTAGCGTCAACACCTTCATTAATTCCTAAAAACTTTTTTGCATCACTTACACTAAAACCATAAGCACCTAAACTTGCAATTGCTAAAGCCTCGCTTGTTCCGTTTTTCTTAGATTTAAAATGATGTACAATACGATTAATATCGTTTCTTTCAGTTGCACTTAAGCCGACTAAAGCATCGTTAACCTCACTTGCTTGTACTGGTATTGGTTGACCGTTAATATCTAATGGTACAGCTTTTAACGGCTCATATCCTTTTAATTTTCTACGCTCGTCTTGTGTTAAATCTACATCGTTTGATAAATCTGCACCAATTAAACTAATAGGCTCAAACATCATTTCTAAATATTCACCTGTTTTTAAAAATGATAAATAAGATAAGAACTCTAATAAGTCGTTTTGGCGTGGCTCGATATATCCTTTTACAAAAAGTTCCTGTAAAATTAATAAGTCAGGTGAGCCACTTAAAAAAGATTCATCAAATTTAATGTTGAATAATTCGGGAGCCATTTCGTGACCTGAAAAGATTTTTTTCATTGCACGCTTTGAAGTAAACGCAAATTTCTCTGATAAATCCTGAACTGATACATCAACTACTTCTGGTGCTTTGTCGTCTCTATCAGAGTGAGTAATCATAAGACTTTCACCGTTCTCGCCTGTATAAGTTCCTTTAAATGAACGCTCAATAGAATGAATCATGTCATCCGTTGGTTGACCATTAAAGAAGTTTATTATCTTACCAATACTAAAACCATTTGAAACATAATTCTTATTGAAAGTACTTATATCAATATCGGTATTAATATCATTTACAATTGACTGATATTGTGCAATTGGATAAACGCTTTCTAACTTTGATGCACTTGCTGTATAATATTTAAAGTCAATAAAGAATGTACCAGCGACACCTTTGTTTTCAAATTTTTCAATACACTTAATATCTTTACTTTGTGTGTTTTTATTCCAATTTTTACAAAAGTATAATTTAGTTTCACACTCTG